CAAAAAATTAGCCTCTCAAACGCTGCATTATGTGCGCGTATCTGACCAGTAAAGTTACGCACTTCATCAGGGAACGGTTGGTCAGGTGTCCAAGTAGTAACGTCACCATCATCAAAAGCATAGCTCATACACAACACCTCAGTGCTTGCATCTTGAGCATAGTTATAACCACCGCGACTGATTAAGTCGCAGTGGCTACGGGTTTCAAAATCAACCCACAGTAACATTATGCTACTGCACGTCTACGTCTGCCACCAGCAGGCGCTTCTTCAGCTTCTGCTTCAGGCGTTTCAGCATCTGAATCCATGCCACTCCATTCAACAATATCAAACACAGGCGTAAAAATTCTCCCATACGCTTTATGTTGATAGTGTTCTTTACCCAACGTAATGACTGGCACTGGCTTAGTTTGGTCTTTATCGACCTGAGTTGCGATTGCTACTGCTAACGCCTGCACCCCACGTTTACCACCGACTGAAGTAGTAGTAAAGCGAACTTCTAAACCTTTATCTTCACCTGATAGGCATTTAAGTGACATACCGACTTGGGTTTCCCATCCACGTTTAGCACCAGGAGGGGCTGCTTCAAGTTCAGGTAATGGCTCAGATACGGACACCATCTTTTCGCCTAACACTTCGCCTTCTCCCCAGGCGATGTACCCTTGCACAAAGCTAAAAGGGTTTACCGCCCATGTGCTGTCATCTTCGATTTCTGTTTGGTCTGCACCATACACCCAATGACCCATGCGATCCATTTTAAGAATTGTTACACCCATTGGCGCTATTGTAGTTTCCATGCTTTTAAGCGCGGTTACTAGCGATTGAACTGTAGGTAGATTACTACTTGCAAATTTTACTAAACTAGACATATTAATTTCCTTTAATTTATTTAATGGCTATACAACTAAGATTAAACCCCGCCATGAAAGATTTAACTATTCGGTCTGACGCTAACATCAATATTGTGCTTTTTAATATATAAAGCCCATTCAGTTGGCGACATATTATTCTTTATAAGATTATATTTACCCCACATAGGCTGTAAATTTGTATAGTGGGTGCGGGTAATAAACCCATCTAAATCAATAGCGTTACTAATAGGGTCTATATGGTCTAAATGCCATTCACCAAAATTATCCCAAGACATTTCAGGCTGAAACATTGCTTCAAGATAACTTTGTAGATAAACATAATCACACCCTACTATTTCCGCGCTTTTGCTTTTTTTAGTGAAGCCTTGTTTCTTTAACCCTATATTTATAAGTTTTCGTACTTTACTCGCTAACCTAAATAAAAAATCATTCTTCATACGATTAGCGGTATAGTTTTTATCGTAATCTCTTTTATATGCTACGCGTTTTTCTGTAAATCTGTACATCTCGTCATGCGCTTTTCTAAGCTGAATACTTTTTTCAGTCGCGCGGTATTTTTGCTGACTTTGTTTGCGTAATAAGCTAACGCCTTCTTTAGTACCATTCAGCCTAGCAGAACTGTTTTCACAACTTTTACATTGATAGCGTAAGCCATCAGCATTTCTTGAGTGTTTCCCAAAATCTGCTAAAGGCTTTTCAGTTTTGCATTTGCTACAAACTTTCACACCAATTTTCCTAACGCTTTTGATAATTGCTGACCAATCTGAAGCACCGCTGGGCGAGGATCGTCCTCGTTTGCCAACGTATTACCTGAACTCACAGCGACAACAGTGCCTTCGGGCAGTAGCAGACCTAGCTTTTTAAGGGCTTTTTCTGCAACGGCTGGCGAAATCAATGATGTTTCTGTAACTTCAGTGAGGTTAACGAGAAGCGCAGCCTTAGCCACTTCCTCGTCAATCCATTTACGGGTAGCCCGTTTAGCGACTAGCTTGTAGCCTGGTAACGGTTTACCCTGTTCTATTAAGTTGAACGCTAACTCACGAAGGCTACTAATCCAACCTTCTAATATGTCAGCATTTTTAAGATACGCTGATATTGTCGGCGCGTCAATGTTGTCTAGCTTAGTGACTAAAGCGCGGTCTACTGCACCCGTCATCAATGGACATACTGGCTTGGCAGTACAAAAACGGCAGTGGTCGCCTACGCACAATTTAGCGTTTGGTTTCTGTGCATCTTTAACGGCCTGTACTAACTCTTTCTCAAACTGCTTAATGCGAGTAGGGGTTGTAGTCCAACGCTTAATGCTTGGTGGCTGTACGATGATGCACTCAATCTCAGTCGCTTCGTCAAACACCCACTTAGCTTCAGCAGTACGCATTGCGGCGGCGGCGTAAAACATGAGCTGTGCATTTTCTTCTGCCTCTACAGCCACACCGTCACCAAACTTCCAATCTAACACAATCGCCTTGTCACCTAAGCGACCTAAGAAGTCAGTAGAACCGAACACATCAGGAATTACATCACCAAAGGTTACACGCGTTTCAGTCGCGTATTCCATCAACTTGTCAGGGTCAATCACATCTAAGGTTGATAGCGCGGGGATTAACTTCTCAGCCACTAACTCATGCGTCAGCACGATGCCTTCATAGGTTGTACCTATATAGTCTATCGGTGAATGACCAGTATCTAGTATTTGTGAGATGACGTTGTGGAGCAGTGTCCCTTCGTCAGCGAATTTGCTAGAAGGCTGTTTTGGCATCTTGTCGCAAAGTGCAACACTGCCTGGGCAAGCCATCACCCGTTTAGCGGTAGAACCGCCTACGATATTAGAATGTTTCATTTAGTGTCCTTTAGATTAGATTACGAGATTCCATAGTAAAGAATTAAATAACGCTTGTCAAATACTTTTTATTGCATTACATTACTACTTAATTAATGAGGAAATATGATGTTGAAATGTGATTATTGCGGTAGAGAAGGGTGGTCGTGTTCTACATACAATCCTGAGCATAAATTTGAATGTTCATTTTGTAGGTGCGATAGATTAGGAATATATGATTCGTTATCTAAAGAAAAGATAATAGAAAAATTACTCGCCGCGCATAGAGAACTTCATTGTATGACCGAAAATTCTAAAGCAGCATGGGCAATGCTAGAAGTTGAGCAAAGAAAATTTACTAATGCAAAAGAATGGTTAAAGCGTTGGCTTACCTATGGCGAGAATACAAATTGTGAAAGTGAAATTTTAATTACCGAAACTAAAAAGGCTATTGGATGATTCATTATCATGGATCCCCAATAACGCCAGCTACAGCAGCGCATAAAGCGTATGACGCAGGTCACGCATTTGTAAGTATAAGGTCGCCTACGCAGATGGGGTTAGTTTTGGAAGTGTGTCAAAGTTTTGCGGTAGATAACGGCGCGTTTTCAGCGTGGAAAAGCGGAAGCCCTGTTACCGATTGGAATTTTTATTATGATTGGGTTGCTGAATTATGGCGTTATCCATCATTTGATTTTGCGGTAATTCCAGATGTAATAGATGGAACGGAAGAAGATAATGACGAGCTGGTAAACGCATGGCCTTGGAAAGACGCAAAAAGTAAATGGGTAGGAGCGCCAGTTTGGCATATGCACGAATCAATAGAAAGGCTACAAAGATTAGCTAGAGAGTTTCCGCGCGTTTGTATAGGCTCTAGTGGTCAATATGCAACTGTAGGTAATAAAGATTGGTGGGAACGTATAACGGTAGCGATGGATGCAATAACGGATAAGCATAATAGACCGATATGTAAACTTCATGGGCTAAGAATGTTAAACCCTAGAGTATTTACTAAGTTGCCTTTTGCATCTGCGGATAGCACTAACATCGCCCAAAACATAGGCATTGATAGCGCATGGAAAGGCACGTATACGCCAGTAAATAAAGAAGCCCGCGCACAAGTTATGCGTCATCGGATTGAATCGCACCAAGCAACTGTATTTTGGGAAACGCATAAAAGTAAATCAGATTTATTTGGAGTATCAATATGTTAGAAAAAGAAGTGGAATCTTATTTACGTTGGGCAGTAGAACGCAAAGGTGGTAAGTCTTATAAGTTCACTAGCCCATCGCATAAAGGTGTTGCTGACCGTATTGTATGCTTTCCTGACGGCTCAGTTTGGTTCGTTGAGGTTAAAACTGAAGGCGGTAGATTAAGTGAATTACAAAAACAATTTGCGGCTGACATGAAACGCCTTAATCAGAATTATGTGTGCTTGTGGTCTAAAGAGGATATTGATAAATGGATTTAAGGGATTACCAAGAACAAGCTGTCACTTTTTTATACGAGCATGATAGAGCGTTAGTGCTTGCGTCAGTTGGGGCTGGTAAGACCGCGATTGCGCTGACTGCAATAAAAGAGATGGTTGAGAACGGTATAGCGAAGCGTTGGCTAGTCTTAGCGCCTAAACGGGTGTGTACTGACGTGTGGATGCAAGAAAAAGTTAAGTGGAATAGCCCTTTAAGCATGGCAATAGCCATAGGAACACCACAGAAGCGATTAGACGCGTTTATGAGTAAAGTTGATGTCGTAGTATTCGGATACGATAATTTACAAGCCCTACCACACCTCAATTTTGACGGAATTGTGTTTGATGAATTGACGCGCCTTAAAAACCCTTCAGGCAAAAGATATAAGGCATTATTGAAGCAAATTGACCAAATAAAATTCCGTTGGGGCTTAACTGGCTCATTTACATCAAACGGATTAGAGGATGTGTTCGGTCAATGTAAGATTGTTGACCAATCTTTACTCGGTAGAAGTAAAGGTGCATTTTTACAGCAGCACTTTAATTTAATAGATAAGAATTTTGGGCAGTGGGAGGCACGACCTGAAGCACTAGCAGACGTGATGAAAAAATTACGCCCTGCGACCTTCCTACTAGAATCAAAAGAATACAAAGACAAGCTACCGCCATTAAACACCGTAGAGCTGCGTTGCGATATGAACATGACTGACTACAACACTATGAAGAAAGAATTTGTTGCTCAGTTTGGCAGTACGCAGATTACCGCACTTAACGCGGCTGTCGTGACAGGCAAACTGCAACAACTGGCTAGTGGGTTTATTTACAACTCTACAACGACTGCATCAACAACACCAGGCAAGTTTGTGACAACTAAAGAGGTGGTGTCGGTCAGCCCGCATAAGTTTGATTTACTAGAGGAACTGCTAGAAGGCAACCAACGGGCGAATACGTTAATTGTGTATAACTTCCAAGAGGAACTTAATCAATTACGCCTACGCTACCCTCATGCCGTGACGCTAGACGACAAGAACGCGATAGAGCGTTGGAATAAGGGCGAGATTGAGCTTTTATTACTTCATCCTAAGTCCGCAGGGCATGGTATCAATTTGCAGTACGGCGGTAACAAGATAGTGTTCGTGTCTATACCGTGGTCACTTGAGCTATACGAACAAACAGTCGGTAGGCTACACAGATCAGGTCAGCTTCATGAGGTGTGGTGCTACATTTTATTAACGAACAAGACTGTAGACGAGCGCATTTGGGCAAGTCTGCATGACAAGCAAGCATTATCAACACTAGCAATGGAGGAATTACGATGCAATTAACAAGAGCAAAACTACAGGCAGCGAAAGCTGAACTGGTCATGCGTGAGCGCACACTGAACCAAGCGCAACTGGCGTATGACCGCACACTTAACCGCATTAATGAACTGGAGGCACAGCTCAATGAACACTTGGCGCGCGCTGAATTCCAAACTGAGTAGTCTGTCAGAAGAACAAGTTTTGGCATTACTTGAACAAGAACGTGCAGGGCGTAGAAGTTTACGGATGTTACAACGTCTGCATCAACGGGCGACCACCTTACGGACTATCCGTGAGCGTATCGCCATTATGGAGGAGGCACTAATACCATGAAATTTCCTAGAACAAGCCAAGAAGCGTTTGGCATTAGATTTCAAACGTCTGATTTTGAAGAAGAACGCGTGTCATGGTATGACGTAGCGTTCTATATTGTAATGGCTATCATAGCGGGCATATTATGGCTGGCATAACGGTTGAAATTGAGAACATTAAGCAGATGTTGTACCTTGAGATTGAGAAGGCTGACCGTACTGGCGCAAGCCTAATGATGCAAGGCTACCTGCGCCCTCATGTGCAGTATTGTATGCCCATGCTGATTAAGGCAGGCGTTATCTTTAAGCATGGTGTGGGTAAGAACACCTATTACTCGGTCAACAAGTCTGCTGACAGTAAGAAGGTTGATCCTATCATCTTACCGCCCTATGACGAAACGTTAGCGTTCCGTATGGGCTACGCCATGCACCGCCCCTCTAAGGGCAGAGTGATAAAAGGAGTAATGCTATGACTTGTAACGGAGATTGTAATCAAGGTCGTGAGTGTATCTGTGAGTGTATGGATAGACCTAAAATGTCAGTATACACACCGCCAGTATATTCAGAGTGGAATTGTCGCCTGTTTGGTTCAGCAGGAAGTGATGGCATACATTACCGCCCCGTAAAAGGTCGTGTACCTAACCGCTTTGTGCGTTGGATGATGAAAGTATGCTTTGCTTGTACTTGGATAAAGGATAAATGATGACTAACAAAGAACAGTTTGAAGCGTATTGGGCTAGGCTAAATGATGTCAAATGTTATGGTGAAGAATGTCATACGCGAATAGCAGAAACAGCATGGCAAGCACGAGGTGAACTAGATGCCAAGCGTATTGCTGAGTTGGAAGCCAAACTCGCCATAGCTATTGAGGCACTTGAGAAAGTAATTTCTACTGGGCTAGATAGCTATACTTATAACAGAATGATGAGTGAGTCTAACCACTATTTGAATGAAGCCTTAACCAAGATTAAAGGAGAGTGAGATGAGATTATTAGATAACGTATATTTAAGTTTTGTTTTAGCTGGTAAAACTACCAATGAGGTATTTGAGCAGTGGGAATTAGACGCACCAACACGACCTAGATTTGGACGCAACTGGTGGTACTGGTTGCCTAGTTTAACTAGCAATGGCGGAAGATTTAGAAGCGATGAAATCACTGATATTAATTTTCACTGGTTATGTGTATCAATTTCGCTAACCGTTTACTCTTGGAATAGAGGCTAACTATCATGACATTAGAAAGGAAGTGAAATGACTACCGCTAAAGTCTACCAAATGGATGACCACTACGCCCATGTTTGTGAATGTGGCTGTGTTGAGTTTAACCTATTAAAGTCACACAAGATTGAATGTTCAGAATGTCAGAAGCAGTTTGGGTATTGGAATAAGGAGAGTGAGCGATGCCAAAACAAGAGCCAGTAGCTTGGATGGAAACCTATAAAGGTGAGCCTAATAATGTAGAGTTTACTAGAGCAAAGTTAGATGGTTGGAGTGACTATAAAGAAGTTGTACCACTCTACACCCACCCAAAACAATGGCAGGGGCTGAGTGATGATGAGATAGAAGAAGTATATGAAAAAGTATCTGCCCCTATGGGTGAAAGACGTATATACGAAGTACACACACTTGCCAAAGCCATTGAAGCTAAGTTGAAAGAAAAGAATGAAAAGTAAAATCACACAACGGCACGACTTTGAGCCATTTGAAATACCTATTGGTGAGAAGTATCGTTTGTTTTGTTGTGATTGTGGTTTAGTACACGATACAGTTTTTATCCTAGAGGATGGTAAGTTATGGATGACAGCAGTGCGAAATAATAAATCTACTGGGCAAAAACGCAGACAGTTAAAGGAGAAGAATGATGGCTAAATTACTAGATGCAGACCTATATAAACCTGTTAAAGAATGGCAGAGTTTGACCCATGAAGAATTTGTAGCCATTGCTAAATCTATATGGGGGGACAATCTAGGTATGGGTGACGGAACGCATGCATCAATAGCGACAGTGTCATCCTATTTTGGGATAAAACTTACTCCGCAAATGGGGTTTTTACATAGTTTGCTTGATAAGGCTTTAAGGGAGAAGAACAATGAGTGAGTACATAGAAGAAAATGCGTTAGGTAATCACATGGGGGTAGGTTGCTGGGTTAGGACATGGAAAGACGGAAGTAAGCTTGAAATTCAATTTACTGATGCAAGCTATGACTGGCTAACAGACCCAAGACTAGGCAGAGAAAATGGCGAGATTACCCCATGTGGTGAATTAAATAAACAGTACCTCTACAAAAAGCTAGGTGAGTTTATTGCTATGAAATTACTGGAGATACCTGATGAACCCAAGCCAACAAGCGATGTATGACGTTGTTTCCGTAGCCCTTGCTTGCATGATGATGGTGATGATTGTAGGTAAGGCATGGGACACCTACCACCCAACAGCAACGAAAGTAGCCTGTGCTATTGACGTACAGTATCAACAAGCTAGAGTAACCTATGTAGGAACAGGAACTGTGTATGACTAATTTAGATAGTAATCCGTTACAGACAAAATCCGTAGATAGTGACGAATTGGCATATATTAAACACAACAGGATGCTGACCGAAATGATTGCGGCTGACCATGATATAATCATGGCATTAAGACAAGAAATATTACTAATGAGAGAGATTATGACACAAGAACAGATGAAAGAACTACGCGAGTTATTGTTGAAGTCGCACCGCCTCAGCTTGCCTGCGAAGGGTTAGCCCTTTAACCACCTTGCCACCTGCTTTATTATAGCGGAGTAGCGATTGTGCAGCGCCTTTGATGTCGCCGCGATTAATCTTCTGACGGACAGAGCTTCGCTGAAGCACACCAAGACCGAGATTGAAGCTAAAAGATACAAGAGCATCAAAACATGATTGTGATAGTCGGACAGGACAATAGCGTTCAACCCCTCGTTCAAATCGCGCGACATCCTTAGCCAGTATTGCATACACTTCCTCTAAGGTAAAACGTCTATCCCAAGCAGGAGGCAAGTGCCGACCATCGCCGATAAGATGCCCAATACCAACAGTCCATAGCCCAACACAGTCACGATACGGTTTAAGTCTGATACCTTCATAATGCGCAATTAATTCTAGCCCTTGTTGCGAGAGTTTCATTTCTTATCAAAAGCGCGTGTACCGAAGTGGAAGGCTACGATTGATGCCCATACTGTTTGCATATCGTCAGACCACAAGTTACTCATGGCCAACTGATAAGTTGTACCAGTATGAACTGCGAAGTAGAATCCGAAGAACTCAGTACACACAAGAAGCCCAAACAAACCAAAAGTAATGGCAGGGCGAACCATAGCACGTAGGTTAATGACCCACGTAGATGCGCCCTTACCGATTTCAATATCGTGTTGATAAAGTGACGTAGTTTGAATTTCGTCATACTTAATCTCCTCTAGCTCTTTCTGCGCCACGAAGCCAGCTTTCTGCAATTCTAACTGCTGGGCGAACTGCAACTTAGCCATCTCAATTTCATGCTTATTATCAGATCTATTCTGAAAAAAGTCTAATAGCTTAGGTACACCGCCCGTTAAGAATGATACTAAGGTTGTGAGTAAAGTAAACATTATTTACGCTTTTCAATCATATCAAACAGCTTGCTGAGCATATCTTTCAACTCTTTAATATCAATACGATAATCGTCTTTCTGCACACAACTATGAGGTATTTCCTCACGCAATTTAGCCAAGTCAGTTTTCAAATCTTTAACGGCTGTCCACATCTCCCTAGCAAACCAACCCAAGACTAAGAAGGATACTGAAAGCGCCATGTTTATATATTGTTGTTCCATTATTGATTTGCCAGTGCATTTTGATTTTGTTGTTGTTGTTGTGTTGCAAGCGTATTAACTCCTTGACGATAAGCCGCCATAGGAAGATTGCGAGCAAAGCTTTCGGCGATAGGTAATTTTGCGCCTGCACCTGAACGCATTTGATTGGCTAGTCTATTAGCTTGACGTTCTTGCATACCTGTTGCTGCTGCTTTACTTGCCATACCACCTGCGGCAGTGTACACTCCCCAAGGACTGACCGCAGTAAAAATAGCGGCGGCGGGGGTCATTGGCGTAAACTTGGCTACAGTATTAAGAAGTGACTGTATAGTCCCGCCTTTAGCGGCGGCTTTAATTTGTTCTTGCTCAGGCTTAGAAAACAAACGCATTTTCTTGTCGTTCTTAGCCAGGCTAGATAGTTGGCTTGCAATAGCTTTACCTTTGTCGCCTGTAGATAGTTCAGCCTTCTCAATAATGTCGGTAAAAATCTCACCCTTTTTCATGCGTGAATAATCTTGACGTGCGTCTTTCCATGCTTCCATAGCTTTTTTATCCCCCCCAACAATAGCTGCTGGCGGCGCATTAAGAACATAATCGTCAAATTCATCCATTAGTTGAGCGCCAATTAGACGCTCTTGCGCGTCTGCGCTGCCTTTTACGCCGCCAATAACTTTGCGAAGGGCTGTAATTTCAGCCACATCTTTAGGCGCGTCAGATACTAATTCGTTAATAACGGCTTTTACTTTAGGATACGCGTTTTCTACATACCCTTGACCAGCACGAAGTTTAGGAGCTACGGTGCTAAAATGTGTTTTAAAAGCATTAGGGTCTAATTGAAATCCTGACGCGTCTAATGTATCGTAGTTAGCCTTTGCGCGTATAGCTAGTTGGTCTGCCGTTGCCGCTTGTTGACGCACATTAGGGCGTAAATTGGTAAGCCCCCCTGTAACTGCGCCTGCTGCAATACCTAACAAAGGATTGCCTGACGATTCGGTAACGCCTTGTGTCACTGCGGCTGATGTAGGTGCGGTAATAATTTGCGATAGCGGTGCTTGAGCCATTACTTGACCAGTACGACCTAACATACCAGGTACAGACTTAACTAGCCCCGCCGCTGAAGATTCTAAACCTGCGGGCATTAAAGCGCCACTTGCAACTTCAAGCATACGTTCACCAGTAGTTTCAGGTCTAGGGCCACCTAGCATATTCTTAATAACTTCAGATGTAGGGCGTACATTTTTACCCGCAAGCGCATTATACGCGGATATAACTGCGTCACTTATAGGCACGCCAACTGAACCAATTAATGCGCCAGCAGGTACTGTGATTGGTGCGGCAGGGCCACCAAAAGCGCCTAACGCTGCTCCTCCTGCTGCGCCAATAACACTAGGCGCTGCGCCACGTAAGGTAATTCCTGCACCGCGCGTAAACGCTTCCATCTTAGTCGGCGGCGGCGCAATATGCGCTAATATTTCATTCGCAGAATAGCCTTCGTTTAGCGCAGTTGCAATCTTAGGGTCTTTATCTTTAATGTGATTAAATATTTCATCATCTGAATACCCTGCTCGCCGAGCGGTATTAATTTTATCTCTAAAATCATTAGCCATAAAATATCCTAAAATCCAAAAATTTTGTTTAAAGTTTTAGTACCTTTTTTAGCTGTAGTATCCGTTGCACTGGGTATGCCAGCAGTATAGTCCGTTACTTCAACTGCATAAGGAAGAATGGTGTTAGTTTTGGCTTCAACTGTTTTAACCATTTTATTATGCTTATTAATAACGTTTTGTGAGGCTGTATTATTAATGGTAAGAATTTTACGAATAGCTTTTTCATCCATTTTAATATCGCCAGCAGCGGCTTTCAATGCGTATTCTCTATCTGCATCAGACAACCCAGTACCCGCACCAAACTGTTTAATAATTTTAGCTGTATTAGATGCCATTAAACCACCATAGGCTTGAGAGTTTTGGGCTGCGTCAGCAAAACCAAAATCAATACCCGCTTGGCTAAGACCTTGGTTAAGCGTGGTAAAGAATTGAGCACCTACGCCAGTAAGCATACCTTTATCAAGTAAGTTTTTACCTACCATATTAGTAGCTAGTATTTGCGCTGCATCTTCAGCGCTGGCTTTACTGGTTTTTAATATCTCAGCCTGGTCTTTGCCTACTTGTTTTTCAAACTCTTTTTCTTGAGGGGGCATAACTACAGTGCTAGTTGAGCTACCCGCTTTTGCAATATCTCGTTTATAGTCAAAAATAGAGCCTTTATAGCCTTGTAATTTAGCCGTTTCATAAGCTTGCATATCAGCACTAAGCGTTTCTTTACGAATTGCGTCTTCATACGCTTTACGGTTAGGATCATTAGGTGACAACGCCGCCAATTCATTTTGAAGTCTAGCTAAATCTGATGGTTTAGCCATTGATTCTTTAGCAAATTCTTTAGACCCCATAGCCACTTGTGTTTTCCAGTTAGCTAACTGCGCTGGGTCTGTAGGTATAGATGCAAGCATTTGTTGTTTAGGTATCATAGTATTAAGACTGCTACCTATTGTAGCGTCTTTATATAAATTCTCTACCCATACAGCCGCGCTTAATGGGTCAGTTACACTCCATAAGTTATCACGATGAAAAGCGCTTGCTTCTTTTACATTAGTTAACTTTTTACCTGTTGTACCTACCGCGTGTTCTTCAGCAGCGGCTTCTTCTTTTTTCGTAGCTGCGTAGGCTTTTACCCCCTCAATACCTTTTAATGCGTAAGCGTTAAATCGGTCTTGTTCGTATGTAGGTGAGTTTCTATCTAGCCTTGTAAGCGCATTTTTAATTGCTTCGTCTTCGGTTAGCCCACGCTTATATTCATCCATCTTCATCTGATTAAGTTGATTGGTCTGTTCAGCATTTTGCTGATTGTAAAGCTCGTTAAGGTATTCACCTTGCGACTTTACTTGCATAGGCTTAACGCCTAACGCTATTGAATAATCGGGCATTATCCATATCCTCCACCAACACTACCCCATGAGGTAGGCATATTGTTTAATTGAACGCCTTGACCACCACCACCATACGATATACCACCACCACCACCACCATACATCGCATTAGTACGCGCGTTATAAGCCTGTTGAGCGCCATATTGGTTTAATGCGCTATTTGCGCCGCCAAGCGCTTGATTCCACGCATTAGCACTACCCACGTAGCCTGACGCGCGCGCGTCACCAGCGTTCATGTAAGCCTGACCTGCATTAGTCGCGTAGTTTTGACCTGCTTGACCCATCGTGTTAGTCGCTGTCTGACCTGCGCCCATAAGACTTTGTAGTGGATTGAGTTGGTTTGAACGGTTAGTCTGATAGCGATTGTAGGCGTTTTGATACTCTTGTGACCCCATCTCTTGACCGTACTGCGTAGCGGCACGTAAGGCGTTACCTGAGATTAGCCCGCCTCTCGCTGCGGCTGTTGCATTAAGACCTTTCATACCTTCGCTTAAACGAAACGCATAGCCTGGGTCTGCTTGATAGTCTGCCATGCTGAAATCTCTAGCATACTTACCGCCAGCACCAGCCGACAAGCCCATGTAGTCTAGCAGTTTGTTTTGTGCAGTTAGCCCTGCCTCACGGAATGGGGCTTGCAGTTCAACCTGTTTATCAAACTGTTCTTGTTGTAACTGCGCGGCATAATCGGCTGAAGCTGCTTGTGTTCTAGCCGCGCTCTTAGCGGCCTTAGCGCTCATTGCCCCACCAATTATACTTCCCCCTGCCGCAATCCCTGCTGCACCTACTAAAGGATTAGCCATGATTTAACTCCCATTCTTCAAAAGATTCAAACGCAAAGAACTCACGTATTTCAGGTGACACTTTACGCATATACTCGTACCCACCAATTATAAATGTAGTGGCAATAATTAACTCTATACCTAAATTGCGTATGTGAAAAGCCAAGTTACGCAAATGAGGCTTGTCGCTCTTACACAATTCGTTCGCATCGTGAAACCCATTAATACCCATCATAATTAAGGGTAAAAAATATGATCTATGCGCAATAAAAAAATCGTTAGCAGGTAGGCTAAACATTAAGTTTCCAAATGCTTGGTTAATATGTGCATCATCTATAGCCACGTCTTTATCAATTAGGTCATCCCACAACTCTACCGCGTCAAAGAAAGCGTATATAAATTGTATAGCATCTTCATTACCTTGCATCCAACGTATAGTGTTGGCTTTATTTTGAACGTGCCATTCATCCGTCATTACGGGCATTATTGCACAAACTCTACAATGTCGCCCACGTTCAGCCCGTCAACAAACGTGACTACAGTTGATGACGTTTCGGTGTAGTTCAGCGTGACAATCTGTTTAGACCCATTGACCAACACGCTTAAGCTATTATTGCCCACAGTATATGAAAAGCCTACAGTGAACGCAGTTTGCCCTGCTGTGGCTGTTTGATAGTCTTGACTACCTGCTGATGGCAGACCTGATAGGTTGTCCATTGTCCATAGCAACACGCTAGCAGAAGTCTTTAATACTAGCTTGTATGAATACGCAGCGTCTAACCAAATCTCGCTTGGTGGTCTACCTGCTGCGTCTAGTACAATCGGGTTAGTGTGTGCTATCGTACCTGCGCTTGTCGTGTAGGTTGCGGCAGGTGTGGTCGTGCCAGCTTCGTATGAATACAGTAGCCCACCTGCTAGTGGTACGCCGCTATTATCAAAAAACTGCCAACCTGCGCCACCTAAAGGTGATAAATTAACTGCCATAATCCTGCTCCTAAAATTGCGCCTAGCGTTGTGGCTACCCAATCCCAAACATCACTTGTATGACCTGTATTATGAGCATCATACACTTCTTTGGCAAATGCTATTGTTGCCATAATTGTAACACCAGCATAAAAGCCTAAAAAACATGAGATAGCCACACCACCAATTGTGCCAGTAAAAAAATGCGCTTGCTTATCAAGTGGCACTGGAATACGTGGGCTAGACAGCTTGGCTAGTAATGCAAATAGTTTTTCCATTAATGTGCCTTTAACAAATCAACTTCAGCTTTTAACTCTTGAATAGCTTTAACTAACATAGGCACTAAAACTGAATATTTTACTGATTTAATGCCATCATTATCTGTTTCAACAATAGAAGGAAACACCGTTTCAATTTCTTGGGCAATCACCCCTATTTGTTTTGCTTTAGTTTCATCTGATATAAAGTTAAAAGTTTTAACTTGCACTTTCATTAAATCATCTAGCTTAGGTGTTGCAGCTACTATATTTTCTTTTAATGTTTTATCCGAAATTGCGCCATAACTATTATTAGTATTAGTAAGATTACCATTAGCGGCAACTCTAGCAACAGCCGTTTCAGTAGAATCACGCCATTCTGTAACTGCTACTGATTGAGATACATGACCTTTAATTACTAAAGGATAGATTACTGAACCTGAACTATTTATTTTAAATAATACGCCCGATTCAAGTTCACTTGCGGAAAAACCTATGCCATTAGGAACGGAACTACTTAACGTATTAGACCCTCTCCAAACACTTCCTGATGCAGAGCTAGACATGTATCTACCAGTAGCTACAGTGCCAGTAATAGCGGCTGTGCTTAAATAATGATAGTTATTAGTTATATCGCCATAGGTAGTTGCGCCTGTTATTAAAATATCGGATGTTGCTACATTAGAAAAACTATTGCTTGAGATTAAAAGTGCTTGATTAGTTCCAGTGCTAGAAATACCATAAGCCCCGTAACCAAAAGAATTACTAGCTATAATTCCACCTGCGCATCCCCCACTTAAAGTAATCCAAGTGCCCGTAGTATTTGTATCGCCACAATAATTTCCTGTAAAATTTAACCCTACTAATCCAGTTGTTGAAAACGCACCTGCTGCACCTGTAGATAAAGGCTCAAAAGTATTCCCTACTATATTCCAGTTAGTTGACCCTGTACTTACATTACTAATTGGCATTTGCGTTTGAGCACGAAATGCATTTTTGTTTATATTAATAACATTTGCATAGTTTGAACTGCATCTAATAGCATACGATCCTCCTGAAAAATTATTATTTTCAATTGTGATAATTATAGCTTTAGTGACATCTATAACAGGTACCGCTGCGGCAGTTGAAAAAATATTTTCTTTTATAATAGCGTAGGCAGCATCCATCGCTAATGTGCTATGCCCTAAATTAACTACTACGCCTGCAAACGCAGCATTTGTTTGATTAATATATATATTTGATAACATAAATCCATAGCTGCTTCGCGCATCTATAAGGCTTGTCCCAGCAGACCCAGTAAATTTTAATATTGAGCCTTTACCTGCACCTGCGGTTGTATTTCCTTGCCCTACTAAACAAACTGAAACTGTATCTTCTACAGAAAGATTACCTGCAATAGCATAGGTATATCCAGCAGGAACAATAACCGTTCCACCGCTAATAGCCGCATAGTCTAAAGCCGCTTGTATTGCGGCGGTATTATCAGTCGTCCCATCACCTACAGCACCGAAATCTGTTATGCTGACTGTTTCAGCAAGTTTAAGATTAATTGCACGGTTAACTGCGCCAGTGCCATTCTGTTGAAATTTAGGTACTAAAGTTGTCATTTTGATTCCTTAAACTGATGTAATTGTTTCCCATGCTGTAGCCCCACCAACACGAAGTTTATTTAACGTAGTATCAAAGTATATAGCCCCTTTAACATACGCTGGAGCTCCGGCTGTTGTGGCTTGTTGGGGTTTAATTATACCCCCAAAAGTACCTGTACCAGTCACGCTTAAGTTAGTAGCACCAGGGTCTATAATATTGCCTAATGATAAACCTCCTGCTGCAAATAATGTTGCCCTAACTGCACCACCAGATTGTAATACTAAATTAGAAGCAGCCGATACACCACCAACATACATATCCGTTGTTGTATTTAAAATTCTACCAATTGAAGTTCCGTTACTTTGTAAATAAACTCCACCGCCAGTTGTAGCATTGTTTATTGTTTGAATTGTGTATCCTGCAATATTTACAGGACTTGCTGTGTTTATCCCTACGTTGCCATTAGCATCTTTAACCAACCCACCATTACCCACATTTAATGTGTCGGTAGAGGCATTGCCTAAGATAGTGTTGCCTGTGGTTGTGAGGTCAGTAGCAGCCACAGTAGATGGTGTGGTAGCACCTAATGTGCCGTTTAAAGCACCAGTGAATCCAGTACCTGTAATAACCCCCGCAGATATAGTAACACCTGAGTTATTTAGTAAAGTCTTACCCCCTGTACCACTAAAGGTAGGTATGGCTAAGTTTGTACTTGACGCTGGGCCTGTTACGTCACCGCCATTACTAGCAAGCAGAACAACATTACCACCACTGTCTTTAGTGTATAGTTTCTTATCCGTCACATTGACTGCTAACTCGCCTTGAGCAAGATTAGCCGCGCTCGGTATAGTCGTAGCGGTTGCGGTGTTATAGGTGACTATCGGTGTAAATCCTGTTTGCGCCATTAAAACGTACCTCCTGAAATACCTACATACTTAGTCGCAGTGGCAGTAGTAAATGTGCCTGCGGCGGGTGTTACTGCACCTATTACGCAATTCTCAATAGCAATTCCAGTCATTGTACCTGAAATAATTTGGTTTGCATTAATCGCTATATTTACATCGCTTGCCGCCGTTATCTGCCCTTGTGCATTAACAGTAAACTGTCCTACTTTAGCCGCTAAACCATACGTGCCTGCGGTTACGCCTGTATTAGTAATACTTAGCGTGATTGTGCCTGCGCCATTGGTTACTGTAAAGCCTGACCCTGCTGTTAGTGTGTTTAGCGCGTACTCACCATTTTTACCTATAAGCAGTTGTCCATTAGTCGGCAGGGCTGATAAGCCTGTACCGCCGTTAACTATTTGCACTATGCCTTGATTCGCGCCTACAATGGTGTATATATTGTTAAAAAATATAAACCACTCGCGTGACATCAAGCCAGTACGGGGGTCAAGTAACTCAACCCGTGGTGCTGGTATTTGCGTTATGTTAAGCATTGGTTGGGCTGATATGTAACTCAGCGCCTATTATGGCTACCTTTACAGGGTCAGTGCCTGATACTTCGTACACGCGGTCACGTATCTTGTCAGTCATACCAAGCCTACGCCAAAAGGTACGGAAACCGTATTGCCCAATCTTACCCATTGAAGCCCAATGCTCACTAGACCATGTATGACCGCCATCATCAGACCAACGCAACATGGCTTGAGGATTGTAGCCTGGTGCTTCAAGATAAGCAGTCGTGGTTAATTGTTCGCCAGCTTCAGTTGTCAGTATTAGCCCTGCTTCAGTTTTTATTTGTTCTGCGTCATACGCAGGATAAAGATTAAGCCCTACACCTGTTTCAGCGTCTAACTGCAAACTGTGTTGTGCTGTACGATTAAGATTATTCTGTCCTGTAGGTAGCGCTCGCCATGAGCGTAACCATTTTTGTTCTTGGCTATTGTCAG